TTGAACAACCTCTCATTCTATACATTTTTTGTTTCTTACTTTTATGTTTCGAACTTTTTTTATGATGAGCCATATTTATATATTATACTGAGAAATTATTCAATGTCAACATGGGTCAGGAAATGTCTGCGACAACACATTTTATTCATATTTAATTCATCTAGAACTTCGCCTTCTGGGGTTTTGTCGTGGAATTCTTTTGTTAAATAAAGAACTTTGTCTACATCAATTGATTCATTATTTCCTTTTTTTGTCAATTTCTTCTTACGCACTTCTTCAACGTAAAATCTATATTTATCTGCTATCACCATACCACAAGTAAAACATTTTATTGGGATTATCATCTCTTATAATATAACTTAGTATATTATTCTTATATATTTTTAGAATTAATTCAATTTTTTTATATAATCATTTGGAGGAAAACGTAGACGAAGCGAAGCGAGCCGAAGTTTTCTGATTATATTCAGTAGACGTAGTCGAAGGAATATGGAGGAAAACGCAGACGTTGTCGAATGATTAGATAAATAAATATTTAATAATTAAATTAATACGATTTATATAAGTATGGTTTTCCTTTACAAAATTCATTAATTCTATTACTTTTTCCTTTTTGTATTCCTTACTATTTTTTTCAAATTGTAAACCCATTTCTAAACATGTATTTATATCATTATGATAAATAATTTTATTCCCAAATAAATCATTCACTGTACTATTATTTGTTATACCCATTTTACCATATGATATATTTTTAAAAATTCTACAAGGTATATAGCCTACATCAACTTGCCATTGGTCTCCTTGAATAGAATGAGCTATTATAGATTCCGAAATAAGTTTTTGATTAGTTTGTATATTTACATTCTTTGAGAACCCTCCTAATTGTATATATTGAAAATTATGTATTTTACAAAAGTGTCTTGTACAAAGAGTGGTTTTATCTATAGGTGTTCCTATAAAATAAACATTTTTGTTTAGTGTAATATTATCCAAATTATTAATATTATTTTCTATTTCATGTGGTAATAAATCCGTTGCCCATGGAAAGTATAAAACTGGGTATTGTTCATTATTTGGGAATTTTGTATAATGAATACACTTTTCAAGTTCAAGATCATTTCTTTTTATACAATCTTTTGTATATACTTGAATATTTAACACTTTATTTATATCTACAATAGAATTTCTATACTTTTGTTGATCAACGTTATGTAAAATATAATAACAGTCCGGTCTTAAAGGAATTTTAGCATCCACTTGACCTTCAGTTAGAAATATTGTGTCAGAAAAATCAAACCCTTGAATATTATCATTATTATCAAACCAATATGTATCATACCCTAAATAAGAAAACGTCCTATAAAAACTGTTGTGTATAAAACTATGCGTGTGTGAATATAATTTATGTCCCCATATAACAACTTTTTTTATTTTATCCATATTCATATTTATATGTAAATATTTATATATGTAAAGGAAAACGAAGTTTTCTTCCTCTCTATTCTCTTTAAGTTACTTTGGGAATAATATATATAAAACATGAGATTTTTGTTCCCAAGACTTTTTTGGGAAAGTCGATTTTGGACATTTATAAATGTCCATTTTTGGGTTTTGCAATATAAGTCCTGAAAAAAGTAGCATTTTGCTGCATAATTGAATTTTATGGTCTGATCACTTTTTAAAAGTTTTTCAATTTGTTACGATAAAATTTTAGTATTTTAATTCAAAAGTATTTAGGCATTTTTTATGTTCTATTAATATAGAACAAAATTGAATGCCGAAAAATGCCGAAAATGCCGAAAAATATTCGTGTGAACTATGTAACTTTATATGCTCGAAAAAAAGCAATTATGATATACATTTATTAACACCAAAGCATAAAAATAGAACATTTTTGAACAATTTAGAACAAAAAAATGCCGAAAATGCCGAAAATACAATTATGTTTAATTGTAAATATTGTGAAAAACCTTACGGTGCTCGTAATAGTTTATGGTATCATGAAAAAAAATGTGCTAATATCCTTGAAAATAAATGCAAAAATACAATTGTAAATGATCCAAGTGATAAAGAATTAATTATGATGTTAATTAAAGAAAATAGTGAATTCAAAGATATCATGATTGAGCTTTGTAAAAATGGTACGAATATAATTAATAATAATACAATGAACAATAGTAATAACAAAACATTTAATTTACAATTCTTTTTGAACGAAACCTGTAAAGATGCGATGAATATTATGGATTTTGTTGATTCACTCAAGTTACAATTATGTGATTTAGAGAGAATTGGAGAGGTAGGGTTTGTTACAGGAATTTCAGATATTATTATCAAAAACCTAAAGGCATTAGATATTAGCAAGCGACCGATTCATTGTGCGGATACAAAGAGAGAAGTAATGTACGTAAAAGATAATAACATATGGGAAAAAGAACAGGAAGGCAACAAGAAACTGAAAAAGGCAATTAAACATATTGCGAAAAAAAATAGCATGAATATTAATCTCTTTAAAGACAAATATCCGGATTGTATCAACAGCCATTCTAGAAAATCGGATCAATTTAATAAAATATATATCGAGGCATATGGGGGATCAGGGAATGAAGACGTGGATAATGAAAATAAAATTATCAAAAATATTGCCAAAGTAGTTTTTATTGACAAATCTCTTTAAGCGTTTTTGCGTTTTCCAAATATATGCGTAATTGGAAAACGCAAAAAACGCATATAAAATAAGCAATTATAACTGTAAATTATGCGACTTCATATATCATAACAATTATGTTTATAATATACATTCATTTCCATTTTTTTATGGAAATGAATAATGGAAATAATATGGAAATAATGGAAAACGCAAAAAACGCAAAAAACGCAAAAAAACTAGAATTTACCATAATATTTTCATGCTTAAATTATTTGCGGAATACTTGTTGTTTTTCCAAATTCCTTTTATATCCCTTGATCGTGTTAAATAATTTTTTCTTCTGTTTTTATCATGATGTTTTGTATAATCTTCATATCCAATTTGGCCAAAATTCACCCATTTTTGATGAATGGGGTCAAAAATGCTATATTTTTTGGCACTATTTCTAGCAGGATATAATTTAGCAGTCTTTCCTAAATATTTATATGCCATTTTTTGCGAAGTAGATGGATTAGAATATTTTCTTAATTTTTTAGAAAAGGTTCTTTTATTCATTTTATTCATAATTTTCCTACTACCGCTTTTCTTCAAACTATTTTTCTCCATTTGTATTATTCATACATAAATATAAATTTACGTCGAACATTTTTTACCATAACATTTATTTTGATAATAATAGTAATCAATATCTTTTGTCTTACCATTGTCATCCGTGTTAAACGTTGGTCCGCCTTTGCTTCCAGCCGCACATTTTTCATCACTTAACCAAACACAACACGACGTAGAATTACAGTTTCTTTGCGTTAACTTACCACATGATTCATTTAATGAAGAGGATCCCATATTATGTTTACAAAAACTATCGCCCTTTTTCATATTTATATTTACGTCTAAATTAGGATTATTATTATTATTATTATTAAGTCCTTCCATTGTAACGACGGATAACAATTTTTTTTCATGCCGAGCCTCTTTTTTATAATGGGAACTAATAATATCAATCATTGTAATTAGACCAAATATAATTACCACCATAATAAAAACATTTAGAACATATTTTATGGTTTCACTATCCATATTTATTATATTATGACTCTATAATAAATATTTTTATATACATATATTTTACATGACAAAAACGCGTAAAATTCACAGGTCTAAGAAAACGTTTCTTAAAAATATTAGAAAAACAACCGCTAGGGCTCTTCCAGTTGTTGAAAGTGGTTTAAACACAGTTGGAACCACGGTTGAAAAGGTCGCCGTTAACTCCGCACCCATAGTAAATAAAGGTTTAGCAAAAGTGTATGGTACAATGGCTACAGGCTTTGATATGGGGATTAAAGGTGTTAAAAAGGGAGTCACTATAATTACTAAACGAAGAAAGAGTCATAAGAGATCCAGAAAATCTAGAAAATCTAGAAAATAGTTATATTCCTTCGGCTGTTGCCTACAGAATATAATCGAAAAACTTTGACTCGCTCCACTTCGTCTACGTTTTCCTCCAGAGTTTTAGCTTATTCTATGGAGCGAATGAGTTTAAATCGATGATTTTTATTACGCAATCTATATAAATGCCTATTTCTTTTGATTTAGAAAAATTAAGACAGGAACATAATTGCGTGAATTATTTTGAAACCGGATTATGGGATCCACGATCTAATGTATCAAGTAAACAAGCATTATCTTGCGGATTTGATAAAGTGCATTGTATTGAAATTAGACCAGATTGGGTCGAAATGGGAAATGAAATATTTAAAGAATATATTATTAAAGGGAGATATAATTTATATTTAGATGATAGCACAAATATGAAAAAATATGTTACAACCGATACATTTATAAATAAAACAATGTTTTTTTTAGATGCGCACGTGGATAATAGTAATATCCATAATTATAAAAAAATGTGTCCTCTATTTGAAGAATTGGAAGCAATCAAAAGTATAGAAAGAAAAGATAATATAATATTAATAGATGATTTAAGAATCATTAAAAACGCATTTCCTTGGGGTGAATGTAGTTATGGTAATATTGATTTCTTACATCAAATAAAAAAAACTATATTATCAATAAATTCTAATTATAAATTCGCTACCTTAAATGGACATATTGAAGATGATATATTATTAGCATACATCTAATCCATTTATTGTAGAGTTGGAGCGATCCGAAGCAGACCTATATGCTCTAGATTTCTTGTAAAATAAACCCCTTTGTCGTTTTCACTTTTTTACTCCCTTTTGCGCCCTTTTTATGAAATTCATTATGACAAGTTTCACACACCGTCAATAAATTCGCCAAATTATTTTTATGAAATACTCCATCCGAATTATAAATAATCCCATCATCATTTGCGTCAGTTTGATGCTGTAAATGATGAACCTCCGTTCCCCTATTTTTCCCACAATTTTCACATACATTCACCACTTTTTTCGCATTAAAATGCGATGTTTTTAAAGAAAGCATACTACCAGTTTCTGGATGATACTTCATGCGAATATTGAATGCCGCCTCTAAAAAATCCTCAGGTAATTTCAACGATTTACACACTTCGAGTCCATACATACTATTTCCAGGCCCATCCTTCAATTTGCGATCATATATCAGCATATCTCGTTCTTTATCATAAACAACAGACATATGTTTTAGAACAACAGAGTTCAATTGTGTAATCTCCTCATAATCGACAATTTCGTGTAAATGTGTGGCGAAAATAAAACTGCTTTTCAAATGATGTAATTTCTGGATCCCAGCAACAAAAATACTTACCGCCGACGTATTTTCCGTCCCAGAGCATAACTCATCGCCCAAAATGAGACTGTTTTCGTTCGCCAAGCGCAAAATGGTCCTTAGCTCGGACATTTCAACCGCAAACGTGGATAGCCCTTTAAAAATATTATCGTTTCCGAGAATGCGTGTGAAAATATAATGATATGGTTTATAAGTGAAATTTGAACAAGGCACATATAGGCCGGATTGTGCCATAATTACAGCGATGCCGAGCGCTCGAATAAAGCTCGTTTTTCCGACAGCATTTGTTCCATATAAAAGAACTCCATCTTTTAATGTAATATCTTCTGATAATAGAGACTTTGACGTAGTAGCGCCAAGTACAATATCATTTGTAACATATAATTCATTTGTTTGAAGTTGCTCAATCAAACAATGTCTTAGTTGTTTGGCATTGACAAAAGATTTATTTGCCTCTACAATAGTTGGTTTACAATAATTATATTTTTTCGCAATTCTAGATTTTGCGTAAATGACATCAATCATTGTAACGAAATGAATAATACTTTCCAATTTAGTTTGAAATTGTTCGAATTTTTCTACAAATTTATTAAAAACGAGGGTAATATAATCCTTCAACGCAACTTTAATAGACGAAATATTTTTACATAATCCGGTGATTTGTTCATCTTCGATACAATTATTGGAGGCGCTTTGCTTTGAAAACGTGAATTGTGTTTTAGAAATCTTAAAATCAAAACTTCGTACATTTTTTCCGGTATCATAATTTAACCGAATAATGGTCGCCGTTGAAGGTAGTGCGCTCTCTAATAGTTTGCATCTTCTACTCGTACATAGTAAACTATAATTATTTTTCTCAGTTTCATGATTTTTTACGAAATCCGCGGTTTTTCCCTTGTCATGTATAATACTATTAAAATAGCATCGGATAGATTCTAATTTCGCCTCAGAATCTTTTAATATTTGCGTTTTTTCATCTAATTCTTTGTCAACGCCTTGGCGAATAAAATTGGTCTCAAAATGTTGAAGTTGGTCAATATCCTTTGCTAAGTCAATGTCAATATTTTCGTTAATAAATTGTATTATATTATCTGTAAACGTATGGATATGATCTATATTTTTTTCAAAAATGGACAAATATTCTTTTATTATATTGTCGTGTATTACATTATCATAAATTTCTTTAATAATAGAAATATTATTACATAAATGATAGAATGCTCTTGGGGATATTTTTTTTAAAAAAATTTGACGTTCCCATTTTGAGATATCTTTTATGGATGATAATTTTGTTTTAAAGAAATTATTATTATTATCATGGTTCTGGTCTTGATCTTGGTCCTTGTCCTTGTCCTTGTCCTTGTCCTGGAAATCTTTCATCATTTTTGTCAAAAAATGAGAAGTGATATCATATTCTCTTTTCAAATATTCCGTATTTGTAGTTGGATTCAAAAAATGATACGCAAATTTCCTTTTCCCCATAGGTGTCAAACAAATATTTAACATTTTTAAAACAGACGAGTATTTACCGCTATAATTATTATCATCAATAATATTCAATTGTTTGAGAGAATGATTGGCTAGAACAAGTCTTTCGGAACAATTTTCAAAAATAGGTTCCGAAATTTTATTCACCAAATTTGGGTTGTGTTGATAGACAAAATCAAGTAAAAAACAAAATGCCTGAGTCGCAACATTATTTTCGTAAAAATTTTGAGAGAACGTATCATAATTTTCAATTTTATAGAATTTATGCAATATTTCCTTTTGATATATTTGTTTTTCACAATTTTTGGCACGCGAAATAAATCGACTTTTCCCATTTTCTAAAAGAGGAATCTTATGAATAGAACTACATTTTATATTTGTATAATTAATGACATCATCTATTTCTCTATCAGGTAAATTTGTTATGAAAATAACCTCGTTTGGATTATAAATAGAAATATAACGTTCTAATTCATCGTACGTTGTTGGATTATTCATATAAGTTTCTTTAAACTGAAATATACTAGTTTTACCAGTGTAAATATCAATATTTGCCACGCCCACTAATACAAATTTGCCCTTCATGAACAGTTTATTATTTATTAGATCAATCCAAATACATGTTATATTATTACTGAGGCTGCTTGACACCTCGGTTGAAAAATATGTACCTGGGCTAAAAATACCAGAGCAACTGCGAGTCGTATTTTTTTCCGCCGCGTCCTGTGTAAAAACAACCGCAGTAAATCCTGCATCCTGAATTTTCCTTAAGTATTTTTCTATCATAATGTCTTTAAATCCGGCCATTACAACATTATCCTTCCCTATACATACATTTTTCTCTACGACATTGAGTTCGCAAATTTGTGAAAAAGATTGTATCTGACTACCGCTAATAATACTTGTTTTTTTATCAATAATACCATATACTTCAAAAAATGATCCAACTTGTGTTAATAATATAGTATTGGGACCATAGTCATTTTGATAATTTTTGGTTAACTCAAAATATTCTTTAATAAGAGCCATTATAACTTAATTATTACTAAATATTAAGTTATATCTTTAATCTAATTTGTTATATATTTCAATTATTTTTAAGGTGTTTAATCTCTTCTACGCAAGGATGACGATAGTCAATGTAATTTGAAATGATATATATGTAGAGGAAAACGTAAGTGTTAATCGAAGTTTTCCGATTATATTCTGAAAACTTTAGTCGAAGGAATATAGCTATATTATGCTTAATGAAATGATCTAAGAATTTTTATTCTAGCCAATTCCAAAGTTTTATTATTATTAGTATTATATTTAGCAGTATTTACAATAGGCACAGGATTTACAATAGGCGCAGTATTTACAATAGGCACAGGATTTACAATAGGTGCAGTATTTACGATAGGCACAGTATTTACGATATTTTGTTTCACCGCATTTATATTTTTATGTAGTTGATTTTGGTGTTTAGCTGATAAAAAAGCAGCCATTTTCGATTGATTTTCTCTTGCTAATTGTCGCTGATGAACTACGTTTCCTAAAGATATCATTATATATAAATGTAATAAAAAATATATATAAATATTTTTAAATTCTAAATTTATTTGATTATATTTTTTTATTTAGTATATGTATAATAATGCCTGGAAATGATTTTGGTGACGCAACTACAAATTTGAGTGCCTATCAAGTTCTGAAACGCTCGGATGATACTACTGTTACTAATGATTCTATTGTATCTGATTTATTATTTTCATTAATAAGTAATAATGATGTAGCATTAGCGAATTCTTCTCAGTTGCTTACAGATTCTTATGCTAGTATAACTTTACCACCTGTGAGTGGTCAAACTGTTGGTACATCTACAACTATAGACAAAGTTATGCTTATAAGAAAACAGGATACAACATTTAACAGCACAACAACTGGATTTGTTTTAACAACAGATCTTTCATCTAACACAACAAATTTGGTTCAACCTGTAATTGGTTATTACAAAAGCCGCACAACAGACGCCTCAATGAGTACGATAGTAAGTATCGATGGTAGTAGTACACCGTACGTATTATCAACCGTTGCAGTTGATGTTATAAACAATAATGTCGATTTTGAACCTAGAAATACAATTAATGATAGTAACCGTTATTTTAAGTTACATATTAATGAAACCGACGATCCTACATACACATTAGCTAAGGTTGTATTTGGACAAGGTAATACAACAAGTACTACAAAATCGACAGCAGATAGTAAAATGAATATTTCTTTTGATAATACGTTAAATGCTGGCGCATTAAACTTGGCAGCTTATAATTTAACAGAACTTGATGCTTCCACAAATACAATTACACGCGTATTATCTACTTTTGATACTAATATTACATTAAACACAAATTCATCCGCGTTACAAACACAGCTTTCTGGTGCTTCAGTAAATAATTTTGGTATATACCAATTTGATATTTCAAATAATACCGTAGATGTGTCTAATAATGATACTGGGTATACAAATACTACTAGTCGTTATGCTGTTTCAATTGTTGATTTTTCGAATAATTATAGCAGCTTGCCTACATCTGTAACTACAGCTTCATTTGAAAGTTGGTTTAACGGAGCTTCAAATGTAAAGGATTATTCTTTTATTAGTGTAACAAAGACTGCGCCTGGCGCAGGGTATAGTCTTACAACTCCTTCAGATGCTAGTTATATAAGTATTATGGATTATCAAGAAACATCATCTTATAATGATTATATGTATACATTAGCAGATCAATCTCATTTTATTGATATATCATCTAATGCGCTAACATTTACTTCTTTAGATGCTAGCAGTAATAATTCAAATAACGTCCTGTTTACCGCAAGCTTATTAGGAGAAACATTATCAGATACTGACGCTAGTTTAAATGGTGAAATTAGAATTTCGGTTGACGCTTCAAATGCTAGAACAGCTGATATAGGAACACCATCAGGATCATTTTCTACAAAATATATTGCTTATGCGTCTGATAACTCAAATAACTCTATTAGTAATACCTTAAAAACTACTAGAGATGTTTCTTATAATATTTATAATGTAATTCCTCCTCAAGGTTCAAATACTATCTACGATTCGTCTACAAATTTTGTAAAAGCAGCATCAGGAGCAGCTACGTTATACAGTAATGGCGCAAATAGTGGTACTGATTCTTTACTAGTAGCTGCAGATAGTACTCTTATTATAGGTGATTTATCTGGTTGTGAGGCTTTTTATGCAAATATTACTGCCTCGCGTTTACTAATAAATACTGCTACGGATAGTTTATATAACTCATATTTAATGAATGTTTCTGACAACAGTGCCAATATACAATCAAGCGTGTATGCGGAAGCATTAGGATATACCGCGAATTTCTTTAATACGTATAAAGATTATCGATTTTTTGTACAACCAAAGACAACTCTTGTCGATCTTAGTCTGAACTCAGCTTATGGATCATGGGGGTTAAGCAAAAGAAATTCGGACGGCTTTTTGAAAGCCACACAACCTTCCACAAAAGCTACTAATTATTTCCCACGTATGGCTGATATTAGAAAAGTGTGTAATGCTGATTCTAGTTTAAATATTACTTTTAAATATGCTACTGAACCATGGGTAAATAACATAAATGACTCGGCTGATACATTAACGGTAGAATATTCACTGGATGGTAGTTTAAATAGTTATGTGGCATTGACCGAAGCTGATATGTCTTATAATAATATAAGCAGTAGTACGAGTTATGAAAATGTAACATCTACTTCTACTATTGCAGGTCCCCTTTCTAAAGATACATACACATTTGTTAAAATGACTATTGTGGAAACTTATAATGTTGTAGCGCCATTTAATTTAGGTGGTATTACAAATATAGACTTAACAATAAATAATGTACAGTCTACTAATACTTCGTATCTTTTATTTCTAAGGTCTGACAATATTTCTACAACTGACTCGAACCTTCATACTAAGGCATTACCTAGATCAATATTACAAGGATGGACAATAAATGGTATTGATATGTCACTTGTAAATGAAATAATAACATCTGGGGAAACGCAAAAAACGATTACTGTATACAAAAAAGCTCTTACACCTTTAATCGCTGGATTATATGGAACAAATGGTAACATTACTAGTTCTAATATTTATGATTGGACTAGCGTAGTTACTAAAATGTTTGATATTGACCCTTTCTCTGGTACGGTAGCTATAATGGATTTATCAGATAATCTAACACCATCAGGTAATTATTTATTAAATGTACAAAATATTACACAGGGTACTGTTAAATTTTCACTTACACCGCGTAATGTAAGTACGTTAATGAATAATATTAATAAAATGACACTTACAGAAGCATCTGGGTATTATGTTAATATTTCCAGTCATTTACTTACAAGTACTGAAAACTATGTCGTGACTGCAAGAAAATACGATACTATTGACCAGCTTGGATCTATTTTTGGTACAGGACATAATAATTTAAATATATTTGATTCAACTATACATACCGGACCATCTTATAGTCCTACATTAACAGTAACAAAAACCTCTTCAAATGAAACTTTTACTCTAAAAACTACAACTGGACAGACAATAATGTCATATACCAGATCTTTGGATGTTATAAACGAAATACAATTCTTTTTTATGAGAAAGACTGGTTTATTCTGGACCCAAAGAACTTTAAATGGGGCTCCAGATACTCCGAAATATGTTGCTGGTTCTATCAGTCCAACACAAGGTTCATCTTATAATATTAACGTAGAAACTGGTGTTGATGTATTGTTTACTAAATCCAGTATGGCAAATCAAGACTCAGTAGCATTTAGTCTTAACACTGATATTTTAGAGGTTAAGAATGTAAAACAATCTGGTTCTACTTACAGTAATACTCGTTTATCTACGCGTTCAAATCTATCATTTACAGATCCTTCCGCAGAAACAATAACTGTACCATGGTGGAGAGGATATTATTATAATACTGGTAAAACAACATCAGTTCATACAATTAATAGAAGTCGTATGACATGTAGTGTAATAATAGGTAGTTCATCATCAACCTCTATAGGTCCTATATTCTACAATGCGGCATTACAATTAAAGGCCAAAAATAGTGTAACTCCTTTTAATTATAACGTTATACCAGCACAAATTACATCAAAATGGTCATTACTTCCTGCGGCTGCTCTAACTAATCGCGTAAAAAGAATACCAATAACATTAGTAACTGATACAATATCTGTTACAATTAATGATGGTAGTAATAATTTAGTCTCTACACCTTATACACATGTTTTGGCCAAATTTGATCAAGTATTTCCTAATTCGAATTTCAAAATACGAGCATCCACTATTCATTATCAAGATGCTGCTCCATCAGGTGATATATGGAAAGCTACATATAAAATATCTCCAATATATGTTTCTTATACTTCATCTTATACATTAAAGGGTGCGGCTACTCTTAATACAGTAAATTGGGGGGCACCAAAATTTACAATTTCAAATACATTAGCAAAACAAGGTATATGGTTTAATAATTCCGGATGTGTCACAACCGAATCTGACCCTTATCCATTTAAATTATCTATTCCACCAACTGCTCCAACACCTGGAAAAAGTTACGCCACATGTTATCCGCCATATTTAAAAGCATTTACTCCTCAGTTTAATGCGGCAGGTTCTCCAGGTTCACCAAGTTTATCAAGTTTTGATAATTCACGATGTATAACAAGATGGTCTCCTATTTTAAAACAATCATCACAGGAACAAATTACTCCATTTACATCAGGTGAATCCGGATTTTCTGGGTCATGTTTTGTACCGAATTATTATTTAACATTACAATCAACCACTCTTTTGACTTCTTATATAGCACCAAAAGTCAACATATATTTCACAGGTTTTTCTTCTACTGTAAAAATAACCGAAACGTATAATACCAACTCAGCCGCAAATAACGTGACAAATAGCGTGTATGTGCCAATAGAGGACTTGACAAATTATAATAAAAATTGGCAGCAAGATGCCGCCACAATATTAACTAGAACATTTGGTATTAATTTTGAATTATTAACCCAGGCGTTACATACTACAACAAATATGGCAGTGAAATTTAATAATGTAATAGTACCGACTAAGACATATTCTCTTTATATAACGACTAGTGAGCAATTAAACGCAAAAATATACTATTATAAATATAGCTCTTTGACAAGTGATAAATCAAAATTAAATCTAGATATTTATAAAGCAGAATTTGCGTATAGTTTAAATATTCCTGGTGTAAATTTAAAAATGTTACAACAAATTAAATTAGAAAACCCATTATCATTCAAACGTATAACAATTCCTTTCTATTATACAGATCTTGTGTCTACTACCAATGGTTTTAATATAATTAATTTTCAAAAATTAATAGCAACTGAGTTTTCAACTGTATCAACAATTAAAACCCCAATAACTAATGCTGGATGGGCTGACGTCACGGATAGTTCATTTGGTTGGGTGTGTATTAACGCATTGAATGCTACTGGTCAAGCAGCCTTAATTGATTTTGTAGCGGTTGATAACTTTTATAAAAATAGTTTTGTAAGAATCAGCACCCCACTAATACATAAATCTACCTCCAGCGATGGAAGATATTTATCTGCCTTAAATTATTATGGTGAATATAGTGCTCAAAGTATTAACACCAATTTGATTAAATTAAATATAACTGATTCAAGTACTACAGACTATAGTACTACTGATTCTGTTACTGATACTTCTCCCACGAATGACAAT